GACGGCGAAGAGTACTAGCCCGGCGGCGATATGGACGGCGAGAGGGAGCATACCGGGTACGCGAGTAACGGGAATAACGGGGATAAGCTGACCGACGAGTCGTGGTTGCACGTCGACGCCTGTACGGGCGACGGATGTTTACACGAGAACGACGATAAGCCATGATCAAATAACCGAGTTATTCGAGAACAGGAAAAAAGAAAAGTGATGTGCAATGTTTACGTTGGCTCTTCCTTAAAAAATAAGTTCAGATACTTCCCCAACTTCAACTGGCACAGCACACAGGGCTCTAGGTAATATAGAGAAGAATTGGCTGTGCCATTCTTCACGTGCCTAGAGCCCTCCGGGTCAGAGGAGATCATTCTTCAATTCACCATGGACCTCGCAAGTAAATACCGCGCATACGTGTTTACTTGGAACAACTACACGGAAGAAGATGAAGAATACATCCAAACAAAAATACGAGACACAGCACGATACCTACTATACGGAAAAGAAACAGCACCAAGCACCGGGACTCCACATCTCCAAGGATATGTGTACTTCCACAACGCGAAACACCAGAAATCCGTCGCAAGACTGTTCCGGAAGAACTGGGTCAAACCAGCCAGAGGCACAGCAGACGATAGCTACGTCTACTGCCGTAAAGAAGGAACGTACTACTACGAACATGGAGACAAGCCAATGGCGAAAGAAGAAAGAAACAAGAAAGGAGGAGAAGGACAAAAAGCAAGATGGGCTAACGCAGCACAAAAAGGAAAAGAAGGAAAGATGGGAGAACTCGAAGAGGAAGACCCACAAATCTACATCCTACACGGACCTCGACTTGCCTCCCTCTACGAACCCAACACTAATACGATCGACGGAACTCTCGAACACGAGTGGTGGGTTGGCCCTACCGGAAGTGGGAAATCTCGACTTCTTTGGGAACTGTATCCAGACCATTTCCCAAAAGCGCTCAACAAGTGGTGGGACGGCTACAAATACCAGGAGATCGTTGCAATCGAAGAATGGAGTCCCAAAAACGACTGCACTGCATCGGCACTGAAAAGATGGGCGGATCGCTACACTTTCTCAGGCGAAATGAAAGGTGGAACGCTCCATAAATTACGTCCGAGAAAGATCATCGTACTCAGCAACTACACTCCACAACAATGCTTCCTAAACTCGGAAGACCTTGAACCGATACTCCGGCGTTTCACCGTCATCAACTTCCCACACGAAGAACAACACGCACGTTTCCGCGCGGAAGATGGCAGTGACTCTTCTACCGAAGTGTCCCTTTTAGAAACCCCGATGGGCGAAGAACTGCCAGATCTTAGCCTTGATGGGGACTTCTGGGGCGACCAATAAGCTGGCTTCACTTGTGCCTCATCCGGCACGTTTCATTGCTACATAAATAGATAATCCATTAACCTTACGACCACAAACTTAAGTAATCGGGCCGACCTGCCGTCGGCCTGGGGTGTGCCCCCAACGGCGGCGACTCGCTTCGCTCGGCGGCCGTTTGCCCCCCGGGTGGCGCTGCGCGCCGACCCTAGGGTGCGCCTTAATAGATAGTCATTAAAACCGTGTTTGCCTTAACCCTGCGCGATGTTATCTAGGGTTAGGTTCTATACGTTGAAGTATACGTTATACGTTATGTGGACCACGTACGTATATATACAAACTCTTATATAGTATGGGTATGACTTACATACTCTATACTATAGTGGACACCATACAATAGCGTCCTCCCCTTACTACTAGGGGACGAGTGGACGGAAAGTGTACGGGTTATGAGAGGTGAGTGTAACCTCACTCACTTCTCAATCTACCGCGTACCCCACACAGTAACCATGGCTACCAAGACACCAACGCAAGCATCCTCCAATACAGTGCTCTTCGAAATGATGATGCATTACAAGACCAGTATGGAGAAAGCGCAAGAACGAGAGAAGGAACAAAAACTACGAGACAGCCAACGACTCCACGTCGCAGGCGTAAAGTACATGATGGCGCGCGACGAAGCTGCACGCCTTCAAACCGAGAACCATGACATGATCCAAGTAGCTCGAATGATGGGACGATCGATGCGGCGCAAGACTGCTATCCAGCATCATCGGGACCATCTCATCGACCAACTAACTACTAACATAGACGACCTCTTCGATGCTATCGACTTGGTCGTAGACACCAACCTGGAACACAGTCTTGGAGTGGACTACATTTCCATGCACAAGAACGCAATCAGACAGCGCATTATATGCGCCGCGGAGACTTGCAATCAACGAGTTGCTGTATGGAATGTGTCCGACGAAGAACTGGCAGCCGATGAAGTCATCGACTTGGCTGGTGACACTACAGAAGAAGAAGAAGAAGAAGAAGAACAGCCTCCCGGCGAAGAAACAATCTGGGATAGGGACCTGAACCAATGGGTCCCTCTCCATAGATAAGGATAGGGTAACTACTCTATACTATATACTACATACTAGGATAAGACATTACGCTCATTTGGCTTCGCCAACTCGCTTCATTTAATAAAAAGAAAAGTAAAAAGAATAAGATAGAGTAAAATAAAAAGAACCCTTCGGGTCCTTTCATTTTATTGGATAAAATTAAAAGGGACACTACACTAATTATAAAGAGGCTCCACTTCCATCTCCATCAAGTAATCCTCATCAGGACCGGGTGGAGGCAAACGCATGTTTGCTGCATCCATACCGGCTCGATTCATCCGGATTAAATCTTGACGAGCTGCGCGACCGGATAGTTTAGCCTTCGCATCACGAAGCACTTTACTAATCGACGCAAAGTTCTTAGCAGAAGGAGCACTACGAACGGGAACTACATAATAGCAAGACGGTCAGGGTTATCGTTTACGCCGCCTAGTCCGTACCGGCCGGCGACATAACGAATAGCCCCACGACCCAAGGCACCACCAAGCTCACTCATCAAATTGTTGACTTCACTAGTAGACGTACCAATTGCATTCGCAACTTCTTGAGCATAACTTCGAACTGTCGTATCTTGTTGCTCTTCGGTGTGTGCAAAATCAGTTTGAGCAACTGCTTGCGACACGGCATTCAATACGCCACTGTTATACGCAGCGGCGGTTGAACCAAGAAGAGTACTAGCCTTATCCGGAATACATTCCGTATGAATCACCACTTCAGCTTGAAGAGGCGAGAGGGCTGCGCCCACTGTGTTGTTGGTGCTAGCACCCTCAACAGCAATCAACAACGTACCCCATGACCAAGGAATGTGGAACGTCAAAGCACCACTAGTACTAGTTGACTCCGTAGCAACAGGTGCCTGATAGCGGAAAGCAGTTTCATCAGTCCACTTATTGATAAGAGTAACAGGACTCTGCGTCAACGACGCCAAAGTCACACGTTTATAAAACGTATAGCCACTCATATCAGCCAATGAATTGGCTAAATTAGTAAACTGAGCAACAGGAGCACCAGAATTATCATAGGTTGTTTCAGTTGCAACCGCAATATGAACAAATCCAGTCGTAGTAGTTGGAGCAAACGGACAACTAAGGCGAACTGCGTGCGCCGTTGGACGAAAAGCTTCAAACTGCTGACGAAAGGCAGTATACTGCTGAGCATTCTGCACCGCAGCACCAGTCCAAGTCCAAGCACTAGGACCGGTACCAACTGCCGTAATAAATGAACTAGCTACAGAAGGATAGAAAGCCCACGCATGTGCCATGCTCGGCGCAGCAGCTGGTGCAATCGACATCGTCTGATTGTACTGCACTGGCGTAGGAATAGATGGTATTGTAGATGAATCGGGGATTTTCGCGCCAAAATATTTGGTATCAAAAGGATCACCCTGTAACATCACAAACTTGTCCCCCGGGGACATCTCTCCAGGACACGCACAAGCCTGAGGGCGACGGCGAAGAGTACTAGCCCGGCGGCGATATGGACGGCGAGAGGGAGCATACCGGGTACGCGAGTAACGGGAATAACGGGGATAAGCTGACCGACGAGTCGTGGTTGCACGTCGACGCCT